TTGCTATGGGTGCGGGCGTTCCTTGCATATGGGACGAGCCGGTCTATATTTACTTTTTCAAATCGCTCTGTTGATTGCATATCCTAAAACCCCCTATTCGTGAGTAGCTCCAAAAAGGCGTTTTTTTCTTCACCTTGAGTGCTACTGTGTCGATTGATGATTTGCATAATCAAGTTAAAATCGCCTTGCATCGCCCTATAATACTGAGCGCCTGCCGTGACGTAGGGCGACAGCTTCAAGTCCTTGGTCATTCGGCCGATTTTACGGTTCATGGCTTCGCAGGCAAGGAAGCCCTGTCTGTTTAGCACATAGTCCGTAATCGTCTGCGGTGCGACATAGCCGTCACAGCCGCGAGCCTCGATGTATTCCTCGATTTCACTTCGCAACACATCTGCCGATGGCACTTCTTTTTCACATTCCTTCATGGCTATAGAGAAGTAGTCCGCCATCACATTTTTGGAATTGACCTTTTTAGGTTTTGGCTGACTTGCAGTATTCGCACCAGAAGTTTTACCTTCAAGTTTTTTATCGATTGGATTTTTCCGAGGGCGGCCTGCCCCCGGACGATAGCCTCCGCTGGGCATGAGTGTCACCTCCTCGGTTTGATTCTAAGTTTGATTTTGATTCTTTGATTTTTTGATTTTTGATTATTGAAAAACTCACACGAAAGGCCAAGCGCGCTGTCCACCTTAGAAGTCACAGGGATTGAGACCGCCCCTCGGTCTGAACTTAAAAGTAGTCGCCTTGCCCAGCGTGAAGTCTTGAGTGGCATTCCTGACAAAGCGCCATCATATTCTCCCAGTCGTTTGTGCCGCCGTCGGTCAGCTTGATCTTATGGTGGGCAAGCGTTGCGGGAGTGAGCCGTCCGTCACGTTTACACATCACACATAGCGGGTTGGCCGACAGGAACGCTGCACGGATTTGTTTCCACGTTCTACCGTAGCGTTTATTGCTGTCGGGGTCGCGGTCGTATCTGTTATATCGTTTGGCTTCCTGTTTCTGATGTTCCTCACAGTACCTACCCGTGGCCAGCTTGGCGCAGCCGGGGTAGGCGCAGGGTTTCTTTGCTTTATATGGCACGTTGCACCTCCTGTTCTGCGCATAAGAAAAGCCCCGTGGGATTGCTCCCGCGAGGCTCGTGTGTGCATTTAATTTTGCCATTTTAATAATAACAGGCTTCTAAGCGGAATTATAGTGGTCAACAGTGGCGTATGGCATCGATCTCGTCCAAAGCCCGGCCATGAAGCCGGTAAACCCAGCGAAGGTCGAAATGCAGCTCGACCGCTATCTGTTCCCATGTCTTGAAACACAAATACCTTAATTCCAGAAGCGTCTGGAGTTCGGGGCTTTCCACGCACTTAATCACCGTGACGATTTCATGCTTCAGATTTATCAGGCGAGTCAGGTCAGCGTTGATTTCAGACTCCAGGTCTACCATCTTGGCGATAACATCTTCCATGCGGTGAACATTGCGGTTTCCCTTGCTTGGCGGCACATCGGACAGAGTGGCACTTGCTTTTCCGGCGAGTTCTCGCAATGACTGCACCTGCTCAATCTTGCTATTGATACGCTGGTCTATGCGATAAGCTTGGGACAAATAATCCTTTGCCGATAGTTTTGGTTTGTTCATAGGCTACCTCCGATAATTTAATCCCCTCGGATTGGCAGCTTTTGACTCCATAGATTGTCATAGATTTGCTTTTACCGCATCAATTAAGGCGGTTTGTGTTTTGTCCTTGGCGGACAGGGCTTTCATTACCCGTTCGTCAATGGTGTCCTTGGCGATAATGTGGTGGAGAACCACCGTTTCAGCTTTCTGACCCTGCCGCCAAAGACGGGCATTGGCCTGCTGGTAGAGCTCTAAACTCCACGTCATCCCGAACCAAATAATCGTGGAGCCGCCCGACTGAAGATTCAGGCCGTGTCCGGCAGAAGCGGGGTGGATTAAGGCGACAGGCCATTTGCCCTCGTTCCAGCTTGCGATACTATCCGATGTATCCAATTTTGTAAATGATATATGCCGGTCTTTCAACCTTGCTGATATTCGCTCCAAATCGTGCTTGAACCAGTAGGCCACGAGAACGGGCTTGCCGTTGGCGGCTTCAATCAAATCCTCAAGGGCATCCAGCTTGCAGTCATGGATGTAGTGGACTGTGCCGTCGTCGCCATAGACCGCACCATTCGCCATCTGGCAGAGCTTTCCTGATAGGGCGGCGGCATTGGCGGCAGTGACATCGCCACCAGCCAGTTTTAATACCAAGTCCTGCCGCAGTTCGTCGTATCGCTCACGCTCTTTGTCTGATAGCTTAATGGGATATTGGGCGGTTACCAGTTCGGGCATGATCAAGTGATCAGTAGATTTCATCGATATGGTAATGTCGGCGATTTTGGCGTATATTTCTTTTTCAGCAAACGGCAGAGGCTTGTAGCTGAATATGACCTGACCGTTTCTTTTGTCGGGTGTAAAGTATGTGCTGCGATACTGCCCGATGAACCGTCCGAGCCGCTGACCCATGTCGAGAAGCCGGTACTCAGCCCATAAATCCATCAAACCGTTACTACTCGGTGTTCCTGTCAGACCGATGATGCGTACTACCTTGGGGCGAACCTTCATCAATGACCTGAACCGCTTTGTCTGGTGGTTCTTGAAGCTGGATAGTTCATCAACCACCAGGGTGTCGAAATCGAAAGGGATGCCGCTGTCCTCGATCAGCCACACTACGTTTTCGCGGTTGATTACGTAAATATCTGCTTTAGCCTGAAGCGCCGCTTTGCGCTCCGTCTCCGTGCCGACAGCAACGGATAATCTCAGGTCGGAGAGATGCTCCCATTTACTTATTTCTTCAACCCAGACTGCACTAACGCGAAGCGGACAAATAACAAGAATCTTTCCGATTTCAAAGCTGTCAAACAGCAGGTCGGCGATGGCGGTTAGTGTTAACACCGTCTTGCCTAACCCAAGCCCATATCGAGGAACACAGCTGCGACAGTGTTTTCCTTGATATATTCGGTCGCATATCGCTGGTAATCATGCGGTATGAACTTCATTCGGCACCACCTCCAATCTGCTCTAAAATTTCTCTAATTTGCGCTCCATCGTCCAAAACGTAGACCGTAAAACCCAACCGCCGAAGCATCCCATGTCGCGCTTCCTGCAAAGGTCGAGGTTTCTCCCCATACCGCTTCACTTCAACAAAGGCGATTTTGCCCCGCGGCAGGAGAATAAGGCGGTCGGGCATCCCATCAAAACCGGGACTTGTAAATTTAAGTGCGGTACCACCCATTGCTTTGACTGCTTGGACGAGTTTCTGTTCTATGATTTTCTCTCTCACGATAACCTCCAATTTCTCATTTGCCGATTGCCCGATTTTTCCTATAATTACTACGCGTGCGTTTCCCGTGTGCCTATTACCCTTATCCTTACCTATATAAATTAGTAGAATAAAATGGGCAATAAGGGAAAGAGCAACCGTAGAACACTGATTTAATAGGGGCTTGCGACATTGCCGAGCTTGGTTGCCGAAGCCCCAAAACGAGCAGACAGGCAATAAAAATGCTTCATTCCGTTCTAACGAACACTCTCTGAATGCCATAGATGGGCAAGGATTTTTTGCCGGTCTTATTTCCATCGAATAGAGACCAGCCACCGATACGGTTCAAGATACCTTGGATTTCGTAAGAATCAGCTTTCTTTATGGACTCGCGGGACTTTCCGAAGCACTCACACCATATCTCCATCACGCAGACTTGATTCCTGCGGACGCTTCCGCTCGCTCTTGTGGGGTCGTCAGGTGAACGGATGTATTCGATCCTGCGATAAAGGTCCATTGCATCCCAGCTTTCAGGTAGCAGGGTTTCAAGGTAATCTACAACCATGCCCTCGCGCTCGTCGTTTTCCATAGCGTTGCGCTGTTCGGCAAACGCCGCCATAGCAACATCGCCTTTTAAGAACAATTCTTCGCCGCCTTGGTATTTTACGAGGGCTTCTGCCCAAATCTGATCTATGTCCGCAAGCTCCCAAGCGCGGTATTTACTCTCGCCGGATACCCAAACAGGCCAGAAGCGTCGGTTGCCCGTGATGTCCCGCAGAAATCCGCCGTCTGAGTTGGTCGTACCTACGATAATGCACTGGCGCGGGTGGCTCTCAACCGCCCGGCCGTACGAAGGACGATACTTATCATCGGTGCGGGTGATAAAGGATTTTACTGTCTCGACATCCATTTTCTTAATGCCCGCAAGCTCCCCGAGCTCGAGTATCCAGTAGCCCTGAAGCTTCTCCGGGGCGGTTTTATCTTTCATATCAGATATTGAAAGGCTGTCGGAATACCATTGCTGGCCCAGTTTGGAGAAGAGTGTGGATTTGCCGATACCCTGCTTGCCATTGAGGACAAGGATGGAGTCATGCTTTGTGCCTGGGCTAATAATCCGAGCCACCGCTGCTACGAGGGTCTTACGGGTGACGGCTCTGGTATAAGGCGAATCTTCCGCGCCGAGGTAATCAATAAGCAGTGTGTCGATGCGGGGAATTCTGTCCCATTCGGGCAAACTTTCGAGGTATTCCCGAATCGGATGATATGCACGGTCGTCGGCAACCTTAGCCAGCGCAAGTTCATAGTTTCGAGCCGAGAACGTGCCATAGCGTTTATCGACGAAAGCCACAAGCTGGGCTGTATCGACATCCCTCCAAGGCTTATGCGGACGTTCCCAGGGCAGTTCGTCACCGTATATCTGGTTGGCGAGGCGATTATGTCGGATACCCGTTAAGGTTTCATCGTTGTTCAGGATAAGGAGCAGGTTGCCGAGGGTGTTGGAGAGGATGCCGCTTTTCTCACGCTGAAGCTGGGATTTCCAATCAGCATCTTCATCAAAGTCGCTTTCAGCCTTGGCAATGCGCTCCTCGGCGAGCAGTAGTTTTACATTTTCATCCTGTACTGCCAGTGCGCTCATCGCCTTAAAGCCTGCCTTTTCGTCAAGATCGGTGAACTTATGGATGCGGACGAGGTCAAAGGCGTTTAACAGCCTGCCACAGGCGGGGTCGGTGGCGTGATGGGAATACGACCATTTGCTTTCATACAGCACCACACCCGCCGAACTATCGGCAGGGATATAGTCATAACGGCCGCTCATTGCCGACGCCTCGTATACATCAGATAGAAATGTTGCAATCACAGCTTCAATCGAATAAGCACGACAGAAAGCGCCGACTACGCCTTCTTTTTCGAGCGGATCTTGCTGCTGGCGGATGTTGCGCTGTATTACTTCGGACTGGCGGCTTGATGTAGGCCAGAGTGAGCAGTCGTGCCAATCGGAGAGCTTGGAGAGGTATGCGTCTGGATCGAGGACATCGCCATCGATTTCTTTAAAAATGTATTTACCGTCGGAAGGTGTGGACGGCCAGTACATCAGGCGTTCCGGTTCATAGGTGCTGTCATCAAAGAAGTCCATGCCGATGACTTCCGCTACCAGTCGGGAAACAGCAGCGTATTCGTCCGGCGAAATCTCGCGGGCAAGCGGAATAACCATGCGAAGCCGGGGTTCTTCGGGTGTATGGCTGTGGGTAGAATAGATCACGCACTTGTGAGGAAACAGCATCTCCACCGTGTCAATAAAATTACTACCGGCGTGATCGGCATCAAGAGTTATCCCTGAGCGACTTTCTACCGTATCCTTTTTACGTCTGCCGCCCTTTAGATGCCCGAGAACATAGCCACCTACATCTTTTGCGGCATCGCGACGGTCTTTGGTGAATCTCTTGTATTCTGCGACAGTTTCAGTTGTGCGGCGAGTGACTTTGAACCGCTCGCACAATCCTTCAAATGTGGTCTTTTTATTGATCCACCGTTTTGAAAGACGGCTATCGCCATATGCGATTTTAAGTTCCATATTCCAGCACCTCACATTTGTGGTTGTAGTATTTGATAGGTATACCGCGCTTTTTTGCCTTAGCGACCTCGCGGGACATACCCTTGGAAGGTTTGCCGAAAACCCATAGCTCATCGCATTTGCCAAGCAGGACAAGGGCAAAGAACATCCCCAATTCGCGCTGCTCTCTGTCATCATCATCCATGAACTGCGGGTAGTGGAGGTGGGGCGCAATCGGGATGCACCCCTTGGAAACAGCAAAGCGGCAATAGCCTCTTGCCCGTTCTATGTTTCTTTCCGTGTCTCCTGCGAAAGGTGAAGCGAGGTAAACAAGCGGACGATAAGTTTTCACCGGAACTTCTGA